AGCGGAATAAACGCCATGCTGCTCAAGTGTTCTATTAAGTTGATAGGGTTCTGAACTTTCAGCAATGCCTTGTTTGGCTCGGTCATACCATGTACCAAGTCGAGCCTCATCAGCTAGTCGCACAGCTTCAACAGCATCATTAAAATCAGCATCCATAGATCGGCGCATTGCACCCAATCCTTGTCCGCTTGTTACTGTGCGAGGAGCGCCAACATAGCCGCCTGCTGTCTGTTTTAAGTGCTGTCCCTCTCTTGCATTCTTTAAGACGGCCTCATCTCCAGATGTCTCGGCCATCTTTCGATAGTAGTCTGCTTCTACTTTTTGTCGCTTACCTTTTGATTTAAATGTGGAGGCGGCTTGAGCTTCTGGACTCATTGACGCACTCTCTAGTGCCATCTTTTCAACCTTCTTAGCCCTTGCTTTTTCCTGTACTTGCTTCTGTCCGAATTTATCTATGACGGCCTGCTCTTCTGGTGTTCTAACTATTGGCGGTTCTTCTAGCAAACCTTTTGCCGGCAGTTTTTTGCCTGGTGGAATTGCAAATATTGCTGATGCTGGTTCAGCCAGCAAGCTAGGAAGACTTGGCCTACCCATCACAACATTTTCAGCCATGCGCTCGCCAACCATACGCAAACCTGCTTTGCCGCCCCTCGCCAAAGGTACAACAGCCGCCGCAGGCACTGGTGACATGAATGCACCAATGTCTTCAAGCAATCCAGCTTGTGGCGTTGGCGCTGTCATGCGTGGCGTGCGTTGTTTTAATTCCTCGCTGCTCGGTAAAAAATATGGGACTTGAGGTATTCCACTTTGTGACGCTAGAAAATCCATATTTCTTTGCATCTTTTCACTAACCAGCATTTTTCGCAAATCTTCTGGAAGACCAAGCAAACCAGCAACAGAGCCGCGCCCAAGAGACTCCAAATTGCTCAGAGAGAACAAACTCGGCATACCTTCTGCCGAATAGTCTGGTGCGCCAAATGGGTCTTGGTAGTAATTGGTTGCCATTTATTGTCCTTGCTGGAATGCGCCTGGTATTCTTCCTGCCGTAATGCCGGTCAAACTGTAAGGCACAGTCTTGCCAGCAAAACGCGAGAAGTCGTTCAGTTTCTTTTGCAGCACTGCCATCGCACTGGTGTCAGTTAATGCACGGCGCACAAGATTAGGGTCTTCAGATACAAGTATCTTTGCCACCTGATCACGCTGTGCCTCTGTCATGTTCTTATTCTGCTGTGCGGCAACCTTCTTGACGATATTCACGGCTGATGAAATCATCGTCACAGGATTGGCTGTCATCACATTGGCGATCTCTTCAGCAGAGATATTCATTCCAGTGCGAGCCGCCTGCAACAATGTTGGAGCAGTCTGAGAACCGCCAAGAATGTAGTTCTTGGAAGCCTGAGACTGAGCCGCAGTGTTGATGCGTTGCAATATGCCAGCCAACTCATCACCAGGATAAATCGTCCGCAAAATCAAACCCTCTTTAGAGTTCTCATTAGCCAGATTCGCCATCATTGATGTGCGTGTACCGGTGGTCATTTTGTTGCGAATGGCATCCATAGTGCCTGCGCGGAATGCGGACAACGCACCAGGCTTTTGCGATAACTCATCAACAAGTATTGAAACCTCGTCAGCAGTCTTACCAAATACCTTGCGGCCATCATCGAATGCGTCTTTTGCAGATCGTCTTACAGCGGCCTGCAAACGCGCATCACCGAGCTTTTTAGATGATGTGTCTATTGCATCGCGCAATGCTAATTCAACCTCTTTAAGAGCGCCTCCAACACCACCACGGCCACTTTGGTATGCCTGATCGACTGATGTCTGAATGCCACGGCGAATGACTTCAGCATCCTCCAAGTTCGGTGTTCGGTTGAAATTAATATTGCCATCTTTATCAAATGAGAAGAATGGTTTCTTGCCTGTCTGTGCGACATAAATGTCGTTAATGTCTTTTACTGCTGACGGTGAACGCTTGAGCGCATCAGTAACGCTTTTCAACAAATCAGCATCAATTACACCGCCAGTTCCAAATGCATCTTTGTATGCATCTGACTCAAGCTGTTTCAACTGCTTGTCATTCAATTTGAATTGACGCAACACATTGCCTTCTTGACCGGCCAATGTCTTTTGCATATCTGTCAGCACTGAGGTGCGTAACTCTTCGGGTCTGCGCGTAAGAGATGACATCAGTGTGGTTGCTGGCTTACCGCCTTGAGCATACAAGCCACGCACAGCAGCAAGCAATGTGGTATTTTCAGCCATGATCTCACCGCGAGCAATGCGGTCGATGATCTCATCTGTGGTGAGTCCAGTGTCACCCGCCAGACGTTGCAATTCAGTTTCAACTACCTTTGCACCACGGCCACCAGCAAGTCTTCTAGCAAAGTCTGTGAGCTTGTCAACAAGCATTCCTGTGCCGGTAATGGCTGTCTTTACTACTGGTGCAACAACAGCGCCTGTCAAAGTACCACCAGGCACTCTTGATAACCGTTCATACACATCGCCCTCACCAGACAAGAATCCGGTTGTGCCTCCATATGCGCCGCCAATCGCAGATGTTCCAATCAAAGCCCTTATGACATCTGCCGTTGTTTTGGCGGCCATAGGCACTGTTGCTGGCGCGGCTGCACCGCCAGTAGCTAATGTCACGGCGGCAGTTGGAAGCACTCCACCCAAAGCCTCATAACCAAGGGACTCAAGTGGTGCTTGTTGTTGGTAAGCCTTGGTCTTTGATCTGATGTCAGCCAATGCCGACTCATAATTCTCGCCGGTCATAGATCGTAGATAAGCCTCTGCCTCATCAGCACCTGTCAATGTTGCACCCTGCGCCATTGATCTCAAACGCTGAGTTGGCGCTGGTGGTGCAACTGTTACAGATATTGGCGCAACTTGAGGCGCAGGCTGCTGCATTGGAAGTCCACCGGCAACCTGTTTCAAAGCCTCCAGTTTTTCCATTGATAGCTTTGAAAAGTCACCCTTTTGGATAGACTCCAACTCGTCATAACTGAATTGACTCAGGTCATCGCTCATCGTCTTCCTCCGGCAGCTTTACGTCTGTCAATTTCTTGTTGTACAGCATTTTGGAATGGATTTTGTTGTGGTGCGCCATAGACCGGCACTTCATACATTGGCGCAATCTGTGCCAACGATGGGATCGTTCTAACCGCCGTGCTTAACAACTGTCCATGTGACTCAGCTCTCAATCTTGCAGTGCGTTGAGCAGCTAGCAAACCAACACGCAATTCTCCTGCTGTCAAACTTACATCACCACCAGCAGCGCGGCGCAAAATCGCTCGTTCTGCATCAGTCAATGTACCTTGTCCACGCATTTGAGATGCTGCATCAAGTTCTTGCTGTGCAAGCCCTTGCACAACAGTGGAGGTGTTTCTAAGGATTTGATCTGCATCAGCACCAGCAACATTTAATTGTTTGCCAACACGCAATAGTGTTGCTCTAAAGTCAGCGGCAGGACCAGTGATTGCCGTATCAAGTGCAGGCAGTATGCGATCAATGTTTGAAAGCGTTGAATTTGCAGACCGCGCCATATCTCTTGATACGGCAAGGTCTTTGACTCCCTGCTCATACGCCAACTCTAAACCTTTTTTCTCTGCATTTTGAGTAACATTCACATTGCTTGCACCTGATCTGCGAATCGCCATGATGTTTTCCATGGTGACAGGCATACCTGCCGCTTCCAATAATCTAACTTCAGTTGGCGATGCCTCCGGCTTATCCAACTGACGTAAATTATCCAGCGTGATTGGCATATTCAATGATTTCAGAAGTCTTATTTTCTCTGGATCAGCCTCTGGCTTATCAAGCAAACGCAAATTCTCTAAAGTAGGTTTCATACCCATTTCAGCAAGCAATTGCGTTTTCTCTGATGGCTTTGTCAACTTTAAAAGTTCTGGTATTCCTTCCTTTGCAGGCAAAGTAGACAGCATGGCGCGTTGCATTGGATTCAATACATTCATGCCACCTTGTGCTGTTCCATAACTAGGTGCGACTTGTCCAACCATCTCAGCACGCGCAACGGTAGGACCGGCTGGCAACTCTGCTGATACTGGCGCTGAAATAGCTTGCTGCGGCGTGATTTCAGCACCGGCAGTAGGTTGACCCATCAATAAGTTTTGATAGGACTCTTGAGCAGCCACTTGACGTTTGTACTCATCGAGCTTTTGCTTGGTCAGCAATTGCTTGATGGCGCTGTCTTGTGCGCTTTGGTAGCCTTGCTGACCAGCTTGCACGCCAGAGCCAAGAATCTGCATCAACGATCTTGGCGTTGTGCTCGGTCCACTAGATTGACCGATAGCCATTGCAGCTTGCAGCAAGGCTTGTCTCTCCATAGCCTGCTGTTGCTGTGGCGTTAAGTAGCCTTCAAGACCACTTGCACTGCCACCGCCAAACAGATCGCCTAACAGTCCCATATCAAATGATGTAGCCATGTTTATTTCCTTATGCAGTTCTTGGCTGCAACAGTGAGCCAATATAAGCGCCAGTTAAGCCGCCAGACAATGCACTTCCAAGTCCACTTGTGTACAGAGGTTGTGATGATGTCTGACCAACATTAGCAGGCTGCAATCCCAACGCGCCGCCAGTGATCTGCAAACGCTCCAAAGCCGCATTGCGTGATGCATCAAGTCTTGCCTGCGCCAGTGCATCGCGCTGTGAGCCAAGTCCCAGAGATGTCTGCAAACCGGCAATATTCATTGGTCTTGCTGCGAGTCCAAGATTGGCGGCTTGTGTGTAACCAGATTGGCGCAAACCTGCGGCAGTTGTTGCAGCAGTTCTTAACGCCGCCTCATTTGTCAATGCAGACTGCACGCCTTGGCGTGAACCGCCAAAGGCTCTAGACGCTGTGGCTTGCTGTGAGTCTCTCAAAGCCTGCATCTGGCGTGAACGCTCAATATCAGCAAGCGTGTTTTGCACCACTTGATCTTCGTATGGATTCATAAACTGTTGAATATCAGCAGCGCCAAATGGTGTCATGCCAAGGTTGTAGAGTTGGCTTTCTGCTCTGGTGTACATCTCACCAGGATCAGCGTACTGCCTTGGCGCAAGTCCGGCAGCAGTAGATTTTGCTCTCTCCAAGTTAGCCAAATACTCGGCCTTGATCTGTGGATCAATTGACGTTGTGGCCGTCTGTGATGTTGGTGCGTTTGCAGCACTCAGACCACCGCCTAAAGCGCCAAGCAATGATCCCGCTAATGATGGATTTGCTTTGGCGAAATCCAAGATGCCTGATCCATACCCTGCTAATGTGTCGAATACGCTTGCCATGGGAGCTGCTCCTGTTAACGAATAATTTGCCGCTGGCATCGTTGCGCCAACTGCTGTGCCTGTGTTTGAGAGTGCTGAACCAGCACCGAGTGCGGCAGCGCCAGTGCCAAGCGCAGCCAGACTGCTACCGATTCCTGCGCCAATAGTTGATGCGCCTGCCGATGCAGCAGTAAGGCCAAGCCCACCGCCAGCCGTTAATCCAAGACCTCCACCAGCGGTAAGCCCAAGGCCGCCAGCGCCTGCTGCACCAGCAGCACCTGCTCCAGCCGCCGCACCAGCGCCTGCACCGGCTGCTGCTGTGCCAAGCAAGTATGGCGCTGCCAGATATGCACCGCCAGCAATCAATGCTGCTTTGCCTAAATCGCTTTCTACAACATCGCCAACAACATCGCCAACGCCGCCAACGACATCGCCTATCGCGTTGCCAACACCGCCAACGACATTGCCTACAAAATCTCCAACCTTACCGCCCATAACATCCCCTTGCTATACCTTTGAGATATAAATAAAAGCCTTTGATCCGTCCAATAAATTTATTTGACATTTCTCAGACCAGCCAAATGACTTGGCAAATCGTGCAAGTTTGATGTCATCCTCTCGTATCAACGCATAGATTGACTTTCCAATCAAACCATCAATACTAGAAAAATCTTTTTGACAATTCTTCTTAACCTCTGCTGACCATCTTTTGATGTCAATGTGAAACCAAAGCAAATTGTCGAAAAGTTCCAAGTAGAAGATGTAATCTTCGCGAATACATACAGGTACTTTGCCTCCCATTTTCTCTCAATTTCAATTCAACGCTTACCTGATGCCACGGCCTCAAGTCTACTCACGCCAACGCGCCAATCTTCCAGCACCGCGCCTGTGTACTTGATCTTGACTTGGCGGCCAGAGAACCGCGCATCAGTTGGCTGTGACGCTGAGTACGGTCCATGTGTCGTTTCAGTCGATGTCGGATACATCCGAGACTTGAAACTCACCGTCACCTCGCCTAGCGTCTGCTCGTCCGGTATCACCTGACGCACCGACATGATGTTGTCGCCATTGCCAATCTCAAATGGTCCTGACTCAGCGTAGACCGAACCGCCGTCATAGGCAAAGCCGACTTCGTGCTCGTAGATGTAGCCGTCAGTAGACACCATTAGTGGCTGCAAGAATACACCTCGGTCAGTGCCTGCTGTGCGAGACAACAATCCAATATTCCAATGCGATTCCCTGTAGTTGTAACTTACATACGAATCAACTTCGTTGGATTGGCTTGATGGGTAAAACCACCATATTTCGCCATATTTTGAATTGTGGAAAGCGTACACCTTGCTGGCTTGGTTGTAGTTCATATTCTGAAATACATAATCAGAGACATCGCAAGGTAAAGGCTTAACGTAGCCATCAAACAAAAAGAAGCCTGACGTACTCATCCACATGGCGGCATTGTCGATGGCTGCCACGGCCTGCGATGAAATCAATCCGCAACCTGATCCAGCCTTCTCAAAAGCATAGACGTATGGCAGTCCAACATAGCTGGCGGTATGCACATCAACATCAGTGAACAGCAAATTGATGCCGCGCACCCTTTTGCCTGCTTTCAATGATCCAACTGTCTGCAACTCAAAATCACCCGCCTGATTGGTGGCCGCAGCCGTCCAAACAGTATTGTTTTCTTGATCACACCACTTCACCGATCTAGGGTTGTTGGACGCGCCCAAGGCAAAGATAAAACGCTCGGCGGTGGACATTACAGCCTGACATCCTGTCGGCGCGTTGGTGATGGCGGCGGCCAGCGTTGGCGTTGCAAATCCCAATTGCCACTCATAAATCTTGCCATCGGCACTTGAGCAGGCAATCAGATATTCACCATAGGTGTCTAGACTCCAAGTTGTTGCTGGAGTTACAGCGCCTGTATCGGGACGCGCCACGCCATAAGCAAAGTTGCCATAGGTAGAGTACCCATAGCCGGTCTTTATCGCGGCATCAGATACGCCTACTGTAAAACTTGTTGGCGTTATCTCCTTGAGCGTGCCACTCTCATTCATGGCGTAGAGCTTGGAGTGCGTGCCAGCGGCAATGTATCTATCCCCATCATTGTCACGCCAAGTCAATAAACCTCGACATGATCCTGTCATCTGACTAGCAGATCGCTTGCGCCACCCGCCAATCGGTCTAAGCGTATTCTCAAACCAACGCACAAGGTTTGCGTCAAACCAGCGTCCCGTTGACTGATATTCAGTGCCGTTGCGATACACGCCTGGTGGGATTTTGAGTGGAATGAGTGCCATGGCTTAATTATGCGGTTTCTGTAGACAAATTGGACACGAATGTGAGAGTGGTAATGACTGATGGCACTGCCGGTCTGGTTGGTGAACTACTGGTTGCAAAATGCTCAATGCTGATACCAATATCTGTTGGTCGCCACATAATCTCTACATAGTCATTGGCCGCTAAACTGACAAATAAATTAAGCGCACCGATTAAGTGAGATGGATCACCGGTTGACTTTCTTGCCACAACATGAAATCTGCTGTTTGAATTGTCGATGTTTGTGCCGTTCTTGCGAAACCAAACATCCACATCTTGGCCGTCATTGGTAGTGTTCTTGAATTGAATGCTGAATTGGATATCGTAGATGCCAGCCTGCGCCACATTCAGCCTTGACGAATTAGACAAGGTCACGCCATTACTAAGGTCGCTGGTGTCAAATGTGACGGCATAGGCCGTTGTAGTGTTGGCCGCCGTCTGATCTGTGGTGTCGCTGAACGCGCCATAGGGACTATTGATCCACTTGCCACCGCGCCTGCCGAACAACGCTGAAAACAGTGCTGTGAGCTTGGCAAAGTAGACATTCATGCCGCCAAAGGATTGAGACAAAAACCTTTCCTCATAGACAGCGCCAGGCGTGCCAAGGTTTGGCGTTGACGGTGGCGTTATCTGCTGATCAAGGTTTAGTGCCATTATGCAAACGCTCTTGTGCCGGTCTTGTCAATGATCAAAGCCATGGCGCGAGGATCGGCATCCTCAGTGTTTGGAATACTGACATGAGTCCAGCGATCAAACTCACGAATGACTTGGTCATATTCAAGATCAGAGCCAATGATTGCTCTGACGACTTCATCTGGTGTCATGCCTGGCACGCGAATATCGGCGGCGCAGCCCCGTCTATGTTGTGATCGGTCTGAACTTCCCACTGCATCATTTACAGCTTTTGACCTGAACGCACTATTCACGATGATGGGCTTGCCGCCCAAAACCACTTTGACCTGCTCCAAGAATTCAGCCAGCCGGTACAGGTTGGCCAACTCCTCATCATTCGGCATATTGTCAAACTCGCGGTGATCTGTATGCGTCAACTCTTCAAGGGTAAAACTTGGTGATAGATTCATTTCATGTTCCTCAAGGTTTCGTAGGTTTGGATGCAGGAATTGAGCTTGCGGATGGCGATGTCTCCATCAGCTGCGATCTGGAGAAGATCGGCAGCGACAGTAGTCGATCCACTAGATTCGGTTCGTGCCTCTCCGCTGTTATCTCCAGCGGTAATGGAGGCAACTGAGGTGGGACATACGGCGCTTTGGGTGGGGATTGACAAGCGCAAATTGCCACTGGCAATATCAGCACGCAACTGAGTCTCTTTAGCTTTTGCAGCATTATTCGCCTTTCGTAATGTCTGTCCATAACTCTGCGCCACTTGCGCCATCGCCTGCTCAGTTTCCCTTGCCTTGGCATTCAGCGCAGCAATCTCAACCTGCTGTCGCGTGTACTCGTCATGCTTACCCTTGAAGTATCCACCACCAAATGACGACAGCATTGCCAAGACAAAGCCAAGAATCACCCAAGGGTTGAAGATACTCATCCTTCAGCCTTGCCTCTTATGTACGCTTGTGCCGCCATGAAAGCCACCACAATCGTACCCATGGCGGCGCAGTAAGTAGTCGCCAATCCGTTCAATGCGTTGACCTTTTCCAGCGTCACTAACTCGGATGCCATGTACGCAATGATGACAGGTGGGAACACTAAAGCAGCCCACGCCATGATGCGTTGCTGGTCTGCCATCTTGTCCATGTTCTCAATGGTGATCATGCGCTCTGATCGTGCCAGTTCAGCATCAGTCACCACGCCGTCACCGTCTGAATCAAATTGGTTGTATGTTGAGTTCTTTTCAAGCTGCTTAGTCATCACTTTTACCTTTCCTTTGTTGCTGTTCAACTTGCCGTCTTAACTTTTCCACCTTTACAAGCTCTTGCTTGACTTCATTCTTTGTTTTCAAGATGTCCAGATACAGCATTGCGCCCAAGGGCAATAAGAGCGCTATCAACACACAGCAGGCTATCCAGGCAATCATCTCTTCCCCCACTGACTTACGAACCACAGCCACAGCCACAGGTATAGGAGGAATATAGAAGTCACCACCACTGCCGCCAGCTTTGCTTGTAGGTTTCTTTCCTCCTCTTTGCGTAGCCATTGCTCTTGCCTCTTTTTTGCCTCCTGCTTGAGTCTAGCTTTTTCTTGTTCCTCTAATATGACTTCGCGCATCTTAAAGACTTCAGAGTACAGTGCGCCCATCTCTGGCGGTGACTGATACACCATAGTCTCTCGGATTTGCACCACCAAGCTATCCATCTCTTGCTGCGCCATCACACGCTTTAAGGCAGCCTCCATCAAATTTTGGTTGGGATCATAGATAGATTGGCTTTTCTCTTCTTCCTCCCTGATATGCGCGGCCAGTTGTTCCTGTAACTTAAAAAACTCGGTTAGGTTTTTGACAATGTCAATCTTGACCTGAGTCTCGTCAACTGCAACATAGGCTGACTTCTTTTTCGCCAAAGGCTTTGCTTTGGTGGCTGGCTTTGGCTTTGCACCAAAGAACGACAGCAATTGATTCCAAAAGCCGTGAACCTCTTTGCCAATTGCGATAACTTCATCAGCAGTGGCTTTGATCTCAACAAAAGATTCTTTGGCCTGCTTGTACAACTCGCAGCCAGCTTGGATGTTCTTGACCAATCCAGCCGCAAGAAGACAGATGCTGATCGGATCAATTTACAGCCCCAAAAACTTTATGACCATTTGAGAGGCAAAGCCTGGTCCTAGCAACACTGCCGCGATGACAATGTAGATTAGGTACTCAATCCGAGTCATGCGAGCTTTGCCAGACTCCAGCTTCTCTTCGATGTTCTTGTATCGTTGATCGCAAGATGCCTGGTGGGCGTAGAAGTCTGTTTCTAAACTCATGATGTGATGGTTTCAATCCATGTCAGTGTGGATTCATTCCAGTTGTACAGTTTTCCATCTGTGGGATATGCAACAGGAGCAGTCCATTGGCAAGTGCTTTCCACTAATGTCCAACTTGGATATGGCTGTGGAGGGATAAACGCATTACGTCCCTCGTCAAAGGTGTAGCCAATCCCAGCGTAGTTCTTCCGCATATTGCCGTTGTAACTGGTTTGCTTCCAATCTCCACCAAATAAACGCTCGCAAAATGCCGCACCGATATATTCTTTTTCTGTGCCATCAGCAGATGCTGTGTCAGCATTACCCACCACAATAACTTGCGTGACGATGCCGTTTTCAATCTTTGCAAAGTGTGCCATTAGTTTTTCCCCGAAAGTTTTTCAATTTGTTCAGTTGTCCAGATGGTTGGGATTGAGTTTTCAAACGCTTTTATTTTTTCCATCGTTTCGTCAATCTCTTTCCATGTTGGACATGGGCGGTCATCTTCCCATCTTGTAATGGTACGGTTGCTAACTTCCCATTTTGCGTTTGGGCGTAGCAATTGCATTGCTGTGTCAATTCCGTAGAGTTGATAGATTTTGGTCATATTAATTCAACTTCAAAATTACGATACCAGAACCACCTGCGCCGCCTGTGCCAGTGGCAGAGCCAGCCCCACCACCGCCACCACCTAAATTAGCAGTTGCGGCACTTGCACTTCCTGTTGTTGTTCCAGCGCCACCACCGCCAACGCCACCAGAGCCGCCAGGTCTAGTTCCAAAACTATGACCACCACCGCCACCGCCACCAGCGTAATTAGTTGATGTACCAGTAATACTTGATGCCGTACCAGCACCACCATTACCACCAGCATTTGAACCAGAATTTAAAGATTGACCAACAGCAGATGCACCACCACCACCACCGCCAAGTCCGTAATTTGAACCATCTGTATATCCTTGACCACCAGCAAAACCTTGGCCAGAAGTACCCGCTCCACCAGTGCCGTTGTTACCGCCGCCACCGCCAGAACCGCCAGTAGACCCTGTGGTTGTTCCAGTTGCTGCGCCACCGCCACCACCACCAGTAGAAGTTATGCTAGAAAAAACAGAATTGCTACCACTTGTGCCAACTGTATTTAATGAGTTTTGACCAGCCCCACCGCCGCCTACAGTAATGGTGTAAGAAGTTCCAGCCGTAACTGCAAATGATGTTGCTGTTTTAAATCCACCCGCGCCAGCAGCACCAAAACTTCCTCCACCACCGCCAGCTACCACAAGGTAGTCAACAGAAGTGATGCCAGTAGGTGCTGTAAATCGTGAACTTGCAGTAAATGAAATGGATGTGCCTTTTTCAACTGTGTAAGAGATGATGACAATGCCAGAACCGCCAACACCACCAGCACCGCCACCGCCAGCACCGCCGCCGCCGCCGCCGCCACGATTTGCTGTACCAATAGAACCAGCACCAGAAGCCGCGCCATTGCCGCCACCTCCCGCACCACCCGCACCCGCAGTCCCGCCACTTGTACCACCGCCACCGCCACCACCGTAAGTGACAGATGAACCGCTGAGTAATGAGGCTGTACCTGCACCACCCGCACCACCAACATTAGAAACTCCATTAGAGCCTACCGCACTTGCGCCGCCACCACCGCCACCGCCAGCCGTTCCAACGGCGGCTGAAGTACCGCCAGCAAACCCTTGTCCAGACGTTCCAGTGCCAGCGCTACCGCCAGCGTTAGCGCCCGCTGCGCCACCGCCAGAACCGCCAGCACCCCCTGATGCGCCAGCGCCATTGTTACCCCCGCCCTTACCACCACCAGTGGCAGTGATTGAGTTAAATACAGAATTACCGCCTATAGTCACAGCCGCACCACCAGCGCCCACTGTTACCGTATATGTTGTGCCAGCAGTAACGGATAGTGCAGTACCAGTTAGAAATCCTCCTGCCCCGCCACCACCAGCAAAATCAGTACCGCCACCTCCACCTCCAGCAACAACCAAATAATCTACGCTACTTACACCAGTAGGACAACTCCAAGAACCAGTCGCAAGGAACGATTCAATGACGGTGTATCTACCACCACCACCAGCAAGGAAGAAGTTTTTTGCGGCAAACATTATGGTGTGTATCCTTGTGCAATAGAACCGTACCAGTTTGTTCCATCAGCAACAAAAGTCAGAATATCCATCTTGCCAGCGGTTGCCGTGATTGTTGGTGCGCCAGCCGAACCAAACTTCACAGATGTAAATGTTGCTGTGCCGTTGCCTGTGGCTGCCGCTTGCTTAAGCAAAAGAATAAATGATTTACCAGCAGTAGCTGTTGGCATGGTGAATGTGCAAGCAGTTGATGCTGTTAAGGTTGCGGTTTGCACAGTGCCGCTGGTCAATGACAATGTACTTGAGCTTGTAACTGTACCAATTGCAACTACGCCCTCGGTGTAGTTGTTTACGCTTGGATTGGTCAGTGTTTTATTGGTTAATGTCTCTGATCCGGCAAGTGTTGCTAATGTTCCAGTAGTTGGGAATGTGACATTTGTAGTTCCGGTCAATGTTCTGGTGTATGCAAAATTTCCAGATGAAGTGACGGTAGCAGCATCATTGTTTGCTATGCCACTACCGCCCTTGCTTGACTTTAATGCAGGCCCAGTAGTAAACAATGCATCAATTAAATCTAGGTCTGTATTGACCTTAGTTCCCCATGTGTCTGTTGACGCGCCTACCTCTGGCTTTGTGAGCAATAGGTTTGTTGTGGTGGTATCTGCCATTCTTAATCCCCTTTTACGCGGCTTCTTGCCAAGTGATTGAATTGTCTGCTAAATCTGTCCAGTTTTCTGAGGTGTCTGAAACTGGTGTCCAACTTTCGGATGTGTTTGGAATTGCGCCCCAACCGTATCCAACTATTGTTCCAACTGATCCAGCCAGTTCAACGCCAGTTATCCCTATGGATATGACATTTGATGCAGTGCCTACAGCGCCAGTTCCCTCAATTCCGGTAATTGCTTGGAACGATATAACCTCTGCGCTCACAGTGCCTACAGCACCGGTTGCAGCATTGCCGGTGATAATTGGAGAGACTAGGACTGAGTTGACTTCGCCAGTGGCTGCATTGCCAGTTACAGCAACAGATACAGTCAATGCGACTGTGCCTACATTGCCTGTGGCAATGTTGCCATCCTCTTGGATCGAGATGTTCTCTAGTAAGTCACCAACAGCACCAGTGGAAGCATTTCCACTGATTGCAGTATTTGTTTTGCCGTAAATGCCTAATCCATAACCGCCAGAACCATAAGTTCCAGACAATATTGGATATTTGCCTACACCATACGCGCCAGAACCATAAGCAGCCATGCCGCTGCTCCTCGGTTAAGCCAACCGGATTAAACCGGTGCTTGCGTCATTGGTAGGCATGGTCAAGGTGAACGTGCCTGCGGTCACAGTCTGACTGCCAAATGTATGCACGCTAACCGCTTTGTTTGATTGAGTTGAGTTATAGATCAAAACACAATCAAAGGCCGTAGACAATGTCACAGCAGAATAACTGATGCTGGCGCTTGGAGTCACGAACGCTGTAGTGCCGCTGGTGCTTGGCGCAGTGCCAAATGTCACCGTCACGCCGCCTGCGGTGTAGCCTGTGCCTGACACCTCGCCGGTGGCGCTGTAGGCTGTTGTGGCGGCGCTGACAGTGGCAGAGGCCAAGTACAAGGCAGCCTTAAAAGTATCTGCTGTAGTCGCAGCGCGAATCACGCCAGTGCCAAAATTGTGATGACCGACAAGCAGTTCACCTTTAAAACTTGTACACATTGCCTGAGTATTTGCCATGATCTATTCCTTATCCAATTGCCGCTGCAACGCCATCGGCTGCGACATTTTGTTTCAACAAAACATGGACTGATCTGTGTACCAGTTCGTCATCCAAACGATATTCAACCCAACTGATGATCTCTTTGTCGCTCTCAGTCGAGCCTACAGACTTGTGCAACAAGGACTCATCCATGTCGCCTTTGGTGGTGGTGATCATCATCCGAATGTCCTTGCTCGCGTCAAGATTGCGCCGCCAGAGGTTGAGCCACGGTCATCAGCAATCTGCAATTGCTCTAAGCCAGCAGCATATAACGATGACCACACGCTGATTCTCGCATCATCCTGTAGGTAAGGCGCAGCCTGTAAAAGCGCACCGTACAGGTAAACGTCCGGCGCTTGAGTCAACAGAAAATTGGTTGCAACGGTCGATGACAACTTAGTCAACTTGGCGTAGTAAACCAATTCAGCGGTGTACTCGCCATCAGGTATCGGCAACAGTCTGAATTGATTACCCACCACGCTGAAATACAACGGCTTGCCGCTGGACAAGTAGGTGGTGTTGGACAGCGCGTCCATGGCATCAATCGTCTGAAACTGCAATGCAGTCACTGGATTGGTGTCGAGCTTGATTGACTTGACTTCCAAGAAGTCATCAGGCACTGTGCCGTATTCAGCAGCCGCCGCAAATGAGGCAGTGGCACGCACAATCATCTGTCGTGTGCGTAGCTGGCGCTCCATCTGCGCCTCGGCCAGACTGATAAAGTCAGGAATAACTGAAGTCAGGTCAGACCGATTAAGCCAATCGGCCAGCGATGTCTTCAGTTCGGTGTAGGTGGTCAATGCCATTAGACTGCCTCTTTTTCAAGCTGTTCTTTCATCACCCAAGTGTGCTCATGCCGGAATTCAAATGTGCCAATATGCCCGATCTCTTTCGAGACATCATGGTCAATATACACCTTGAATCCAAGTTCTTGCGCCTTCTTGCAGAAGAACACATCCTCGCCCATGTAGCCGCGAGTGTCGGTCTGCCATGGCATATCAAACCATGGCTCAGTCATGCCCTCAAACACTTCGCGCTTGATTAGCATCACGCCAGTGCCAACAGAGCCAACCTCTTCTAAGCCGGTGGACTCAGGCATGGTGTAAACCTGTTTGCGCTTGCCATTCTCATCGTAATTCTGTGCGGTTGGTCCTGTGGGCATACGTCTGCGCGCGCAGTTGGTAGCCACGATATCAACGTCATGCGCCATCAATCGCTGGATCATGTCCTGTGGGAATGTCATGTCAGAGTCGATAAACAGAATGTGGCTGCAACCCTCACGCATTGCGTCCAGACACAAGTCAGCACGCTGATTCTGGATCAGTGTGCCTTGCAGTATCTTGAGGCTGACAGCGTCAGTGGTGTTGAGCGTGTGGTACGCCACCATGTTGACCATGCAATAGGTGTAATTGGTGTGAACCATGTCACGCGCTGGCGTGCAGACTGCGATGTATTTCATACCTGACCTGGCCTCACTCTAAAGAACCTATTATCTGGATCGTTCAACCATTTTTTCATGTAAACCGGATCATCCAACTTGCCCTCTGCCTTCAACTGAAAGTAGATCGACTCAGGGATACTGGCAACATGATGCCACTCACCTTTCCAATCTGCTTTATTGTCGATGGCGGCAAAGTCGCGCTTGTTGGCCTCAATGACAGCAGTCAAGTCCTGCGTTGTCTGAATCGTTGCCTCATCAGTGTCCTCGTTGTAGTGCCAAGTGCGAGTGATCCCCTTGTCAGGGCTTGCATCAAAAAATCGTTTTTCCATATAAGTAAGGGGAGGATTTCTCCTCCCCTTTTTCCTCTCAGTCGATTAAGAAGTTGACAAATCAGCGCAAAGGCCGTGAGCGTTTTCAGCCAAGACTTTGTGGCCGAATTCGATCAACAGCATACGCTTCTCAGCGTCACCTGTTTTCGCCAATTCGAGTTGCTGGTAAGGACGCAACACGGTCATCTTTGCGTACTCAGGATCGATGATCCAACCATCACGCTCACGCTGGAAACGGTTTGCGATAACGGCCACGTTGCCAAAGTCGCTGACGTAGATGTCAACTGCACCGATCAACACGGCAGGCTTTTCGCCACCGTTGATGTTGAAACGTGAAGATGCAATGCCAGAGAAACCGGAAACGCGCTGCTTGTTGACAGGACCAACCATCAGCGTTGCCGTCACTACGCGCATTGTTTGGCAATGTGCTGTAGCTTGGGTCAGCGCCGTTGGTTTGCTTGTCGGTGTTTGTCTTAACAAACGCGCCCAAAGAGGCCGTAGCGCGTGCTGTGGTGGTGTTACCAGCGGCAGCAACTGCACCATTCAAGAATGTGAATTCTTGGTCACGCTTCAACTCAGAACCGCGCTTGGCGATCTGGTATGCCAGTTCAGAACGGCGGCCAGCCTTGTTAACCACTTCTTCAGTGTTTGACAAGACGATGGTTTTGCGTGCGATCTGAGCGTAGTTGGTCAAACGAACAGTTGCAACAACTGCATCGAATGTGCCAACGTCATCACCTTCCAACTGAGCATTGGCGGCTGCATCTGCCAATGTGTCGGTCTGCCACTCAAACAGAGTGTTGGTGATTGACTCTCTGCCAATGTTGGATTGGTACGGTGTTTCTTCTGGTGCAATATTTGTTATTACATTTGAAAGATCTTCCCGAATGCCTTTAGCACTATAGGTTGTAAATGTGTTACTTACGATAGTCATGATTTTTCCTTATTTCAAGAGTTTGTAGATTGCATCAGCCGCGTCATCGACACGGCCAGTTTTAGCTAGACGTTGTTGTGCTCGCAATGCTTCAGTATTATTTGATACTCTTCCCGCTGCACCAGGCTTTGCGGGTCTTGGGCCATTGTTCGTCACCGGCTTGATCTGTCCACGCTTGGACATCATCTGGTCGTATAACGCTGCCTTACGCAACATCACAACCGCCCTATGATCTACAACATTCTTCAGTTCATCAGGTGAGAATCCAGCCTTCTGGCCAAATTGAACAAGCATTGCTTTTTCGGCTGCGGCTTTCTTTGAGTCTTTCCACTCAGGTATAGCCGCCACCAACGCCTCTTGCTCCTGCTGCAACATCTGATTGCGATATTGCATCTGCTCTTGCTGTGACAACTCAGAGAGTCGCTGCTTTTCCGATTGGATAGCCGCGTTTCTCTCTTGGTTTTCACGCATCATCTCGCGCTGCGTCACATACTCAATGGGGTCTTCATTTCTGAGACGATCCCAATCAATGTTTGGCTGCGCCGCCTGCTGAACCTGTGCCTCTAGAGCACCTAATAATTGAGCGTACTGCTCGCGCTCGGCACGCACCGCCTGCAACTCTGCCTCTGCGTGCTTTCGCACCTCGGCAATTTGCTGCGTTTTTCGCGTGTAATCCTGAGTCCTTGAATATCCCTTTTGGAGTTCCTCCAGCGACACCTCGACTTCTTTACCGTCAACCTTGACGGTGAAGACTTGTGGCTGTTCTTCCTCCTCAGAATACTCATCTTCTCCTGATTGTTCGGCATCAGTTTCATCGCCATCCACGTCTGCATCGGTTAGCAACTCCTCATCTACCGCCGCGCCCTCATCGGGCAACTGCGTCTGGCTGTTCTCCTCTTGTCCCTCATTGGGGAGCATCCCAGCAAGTGCATTGGCCGCTTCGGCCATGTTCATCGGACCCTGTACAACACTCGCCGCTGGCGTTGGTGCTACTGTTTGCATTGGTCTATTTCCTTATTTAAGCAAGATTTTTAGATGCACGCTCAATGGCACGCTGTGCCACCTTGCCGTTGTCGATCATTTTGGTGAGTTCGTTCTTGAAAGTTTCTATGGCACGCAACTGCGCCCAAACAATTTCACGCTTGCTCGACTCCTCCGGTTTGCTGCTCTCAAACTCCCACAGCAAATCGCCACGCATCTTTTCCATGGCCGCTGCAAATACTTCGTCCTGCATAAACTGCTCAGACTTGCGGCCTTTTCTTACCTGTTCTTCGTTCATTTAAACCATTCCATTAAGGTTGATGGGTGGAGGCACATTCGCCGCTGTCTGCACAGCCTGTTGGATGATTGCAGACTCTTGCGCCATCGCCTCCCGATCCATAGACTGCTGCGCTTGAATCTCAGCAGTGCTAATTTGTGTCTGGTACTTTAACTCAAGTTCGTATTTTTTGAGCATTAAGTCTTGCGCCATTTGATCTCTACGGTAATCGTCATCGCGGATCATCTGCTCACGCTTTAATTCCAACTCGGCAGCCTTCTTCTGGATGTCGGCTTGGATCGACTGAGCCTGCACCTGCGCCAGCACTTCTTCTGGTGTCGGTTTCGGTGGTTGTGCTTGCGGAAATTGGAAGTCAGCAGGCAGATTTTGTATATAGCTGGATGCATCCTTAAAGCCAGACAACTCGATGATCTTCTGCATAGTGCGGATGTACATGGCCGGTGTCGCCACCGGATTGTCCAAACCATACTGCTGAATGATCTGATCTTGTTTGTTGGCGATCATGGTCAGACCCTGTATGCGCTCGTTTGTGTCGCCATTGCCCAGACCAATATTGATGGTCACATCCATGTTGGCATTCCAGACGCGAGGATCAATCTGCACCCACTCATTACGCAAGCGCACCATGCGAGGCTTGTCCTGATGCGTTGTCATCAGATACAGAATGCCTTTGAAAAGCTTTTTCATGCCCTCAGCCAGAATGCGTGCTTGCAACTCCAAACGGCTTTGGCTGGCGCTGACTGTGGCGGCCACTGCCGCCTTGGTGGTTGACTGCAATGCGTCAGGATCAAGTCCCATCGCGGCCTTGCTCATGCCGGTGCGGTCTTCGCGCATCTGATCCATGTAGTCCAGCATGGGAAATGCGGCCTGTCCAACGAATGGCGTGCTAAACGGCTGCACCATGCCTGGCGCACGCATCCGAATAATTGCGCCTGTCTCGTTATTCAGCACATCATCAATATTGACCTGACCCTCAACCACCGCCGTGCGCGGATGAATAGACTGCGCCAGTGAATCCAAGGTATTTCGCAATATTTCGGATTTGATTTCTTGAATGTCATGAGTCAAATCAAATATCGACATCGCTTCCAGCGGCGATGTGTGTGGCTCTGGATCGCAAGGGAAGTCAACGAATGGGATGTAGCTGGCCGGAAGATTACGCACCACGGTGTAGCCAGACCCCATGCAGCAAACCTTACGCAACTCAGCGATGCCGTCACCGTCATAGTCCACGCGGATATAGGATTCAACGTACAGCACGCGGCGTTGGCCAGGATTCAAACTGTCGCCCGATCCCATGGTGGTGGATAGTGGCTGCCGCGCTAAATACTCGTCATTGCTGTCTAAGTCGGTGCTGGAGATGTTCTCCTCGATCTCATCCAACTCATAGCCCATGGCCAGCAAATCGTCCACGGTTGCCATCTGGCGGTGGGCAATGATGCCTGCATCCTCAAATGACCGCGCTCTGCGATCAAGTATCAACTCTTCGGGTGGCACGGCCATGATGCGGATGCGGCCATCTTTGATGGTGCGCTTGATCTGTACGTCATGCAACATAGGTTGCTGCATAAGTCCAGGCTGACCGGTCATCGGATCAATATTTTGAATGCCTGGTTGCATTGGGTCTGGATAGCTGACCACAATCTTTACTTCTGCGCCCTCCTCCATCAGCACCTGCACGGTCTGGTCATCGAGGCCGGAATAGTCGTCAATCTTGACTTCTTCTGTTTCATCCCACCAGTATTTTGCGATGCCACACTTACGCACCAGCGAATCTTTGAACAACGCATAGGTGGTCATGAAACCGTTGTTGTCGTTGCTAAAAATATAGTTTGCGTAGTCGGTCGCCTGCTGAGTGCTGGCAACATCCTCCGGTCCACGCGGTACATACTCAACGACATTCTCGCTGCTGAAAAATACTTTCATCAGACTTGGCAGCATGGCTGAAACAGTGTCGCGCACCTCCATCGCAACCACCTGAGAGCGCCCATCCTCCTCATTGCCAAAGGGGTCGCCACGGTAATACTCTGTACCCTTTGCGCGAATCGGTGAGACATCAGCGTCAATGTAGCTGACGGCATCCTCCAGTTCACCGGCCACAATGCCCTGCAACTCGGTATCGTCCATCGGATTGACTGCCGCGATGTCGGTGGTCACTTGCATATCGTTGATCATTTCTTGTTCCTTTTGGATATGGCCTTTGCGGTCGCCCTAGCCTGTTCTTTTGAGTTAGCCCCCCAAGCCTTGAGAGACAACGCTAATCGGGTTGGCTCGCCGTTCTTTTCCATCGGGCCAGGCATATTGCCCATTCTCGCAAGGAATGATGCCCTGCGCGGGTTGTCGCCAGTTTTGACCGGCGCTTTTAGATTCATGCCCTCGGCCTTTGCGCTGGCGCGTCCCTTGGCGTTCAAGCCGCCACTCGGATTCTTTCCTTCTTTACGTTGCCACGCCGGTGTTTTCATAAGGCACTTTCTTCAAAATCACATACATGGAGTCAACTGCTCGCGGCAGTCGCAATATTTCTTCTTGCGGTAATTCTAGGCTCGCACCGTAATTGCTGAGACTCATTTGCAAATGTTCCATCTCAAACCGACTACCTTTCCAGCCCAAGTACCACGCCCACTCGCAGTAATATACCCATGACTTCTCATTGAATGCACGCACATGAGTCGGGTCTTGCCATGCTCCATGACTCAAGTCATACGGCACATGGATGTGCATCTCGCCACCCATCTCCAACAAGTCGCGGCAGTTAGTCATGGCCGCCACCAAGTTCGGTATATGCTCCAACACATCATTGGCAATGATCTTTGAAAACTGTCGGTCGATCTGCATTGGCGCACCAATGTCCACCACCCAATCAGCGCCAACATCTGCGCGAATATCAGCATTCACGCAATCGGCTTTGTAATCCTTGCCCGATCCAAGATTAAGTGTCAAACCACTGTTTTGCATATTCCGGTCTGTTTTTTAATAGCCACGGTATCGCGGCCTTGGTCAGTGCGTCACCGTTCATGCCCACAGTTTGGCTGCCAATGTGATGCACATATGACCGGCTCAGGTAGTGGTGAAAGCCAGCGGCACGCAAGTCCTCGCAATGCACATCATCCGAGTACCAGTTCAACGGTGGAAACTTTGCAGCCTCCCACGCATCACGCCCAATCCATGCAAAGATAGGGGATGGGCATTCCATAGGCACAATTGCGTCCTCGTATGGGTACTTGAAGTAGTGCAACTGCTGATCAAAGGGATTAGATCGAATATTTTGCACCGGCCTTGCCGCATCACATCTCGCTGAAACCCAGCCCACAGGCGCACCGGTTTCCGCTTTCAACTGATTGACATCCTCCATCAGCAGCCGGTAGCTGGTGGGTGTCAGCACAATATCGTCATTGGCGCAGATCACCGACTCAAACCCATCGGCAAAGGCTTTGTCAATGATCTCGTTGTAGTCGTCACCGAAATTGTGCGCTGCACCAAACACTTTAAGGTCAGCGTCAAAGCCGCCAATAATGGACTCTGCTCCGCGCAAATAGACAGGCACTTCGGGACAATACTCGGCGATGCTTGTGAGCATCACCCGCAAACCTTTGCCGTGTACTGTCGAGATGCATATGGGGGAGATCACTTCTTCGGCTTCTTGGCGGTCTTGGCCGCCAGCTTGAAGTCGGCAGCAGACGGCGCAGCCTTTGATCCAACCTTGTTCATCTTCTCGCCGCTGCCTGCGGCAATACGTTTTTGTTTGGCGTTGATGTTGGCGTAGAGGCCAGGCTTAGTCTTCATTTTTCATTCCAATCTTGATTGTCAGCAATGACTCAGGCATCTCTTCGCCCTCGCTCTCGCCGTCTTCGTCCACCACCCAAGCCGAGCAAGTACGGCTGGACGCGCACTTGAAGTCGAATATCTCGCAGTAACCCAAGTCACCGGCATCAATCACCGCCCATGGGTCGCCCTCTTCGCCAATGCCATTTGCAATGCACTCCAGCATGGAGTCATCTTGGTTGAACGCCGCGCAGTTACCGCAACGGCTCATCTTGGCATCCTCCTCGGACACCTCCCACTCAGCCGCCATCTGCATCCAATACTGCTTATTTGGCAGCTTGGGGTTCTCCGGACCGTAGTTCGCAGAGTCAATTGCCTTGGCGCGATTCTTCAAGTTCAGCGTGATGTCTTGCGTTGCCATGGGACAACTCTCGCCGCCGTCCTCATAGCCTTCGTCCTGATCCATGGCCTGATCCATGGTGCGTTTTAAGGTAGCCATTAACGCATCCCCTTGGTCTTCATGTTCTTAGCTGTACGCGCACCGCGCATGGGCATCTTGGCTTCGGACATCGCAATGGCGATGGCCTGCTTGGGACTCTTGACTACTTTGCCGCCTTTGCCGGAGTGCAATGTGCCAGCCTTGTACTCGCCCATCACCTTGCCAACCTTCTTTGCTGCCTTGGTCATCTTCATAATTTACCCCTTAAAGAATTAGGTGTTGGCGCAGGGAGTTCTGGGTTGAATCCAACCTAGAGCAAACTGCTTTTAGTAGCCCCAGTTACTATGCGCCAACGAATTCGTATTATGCAACCCTTGAGAGGTTTCTTTTCAACGGTTGCGCCCAGTTGTTGCCAGCCTTACTCCCCATCATGCCGATCACCGCATCAGATGCAAAGGTCAAACAAAACGCATCAGCCTTGTCTGGACTCGCTAAACCCCGCTTCTTGATCTCATCTTTGCTCTCAATCTGAATCTTGCCGTTACTCGTAAACATATAACGCACGGTCGCCAACTCAGCCACCAGCAGCTCATCCTTTGGCAGCCGACAATCCCGCTGCTCCAGCCACGCCTTGGCCTTGTACCAAAGTTCAGCCTTCAGATTCCGGTAAGTACCGCCCATGGCCGGTGACTCGGCCACGTTAATCCCTCGCGCCGGTAGTTTCAACTCTCTGAGGCGGTCAACCACGCCAGCGCCAAGTCCAATGCTGTCAACCAGTATCTCGCCAGGCCGATCACCTGGCGATAGTGCTTCGTACTCGGCCACCACCGCGCCGGTCAACTGCATCAAGTCCAGATTCTTCCAAGTCTTAATCGGCTCAGTCACCGCGTTACCCCTGCGCTTGCACAGTGCAGAACGATCCGAGCCAAAGCGTGCAACGTCCAATCCCCACACCAGTGGCGCGTAAGGCGATGCCACCACATCCCGATTCATCGCCAAGTCCAGCAATTCCATGGGGATGACGGTATCTTCGTCAGACTTCGGAAACTCACCCAACACGCGGATGCGGTAGGCATTGCTCTCCTCGCCGTAGCGCGACTTCATCTCCTCAATGTAAGCCTCAGATACGCGGGGCGAGTCGGCGCAGGACACCTTCATCGTCACCCAATCTCCCGCCAATCGGTTATGGGTGTCGTAGAAGAATCCGCTGGAACGCACAGGATTACCCAATAACAGCGTGACAGCGTTGTGGCCGGACATCGAGCCAGATGCCGCCTCAAACACCTTCTCAGGTATGCCGGATGCCTCATCCCCCACCAGCATCACATGATCACTGTGAACCCCTTGGAGCGCCTCTGGCTGCTCCGCACGCGATGTTCTGGCCGAGATGAACGCCTCTTCGTTAGCGCCAATCACCTCAATACGGTCCTGCTTTACTTCCAACATATCAGCCAGCATCGGCGGCAGCACCTTCACCCAACGCTTAACCTCGGCAAACAATGCGTCATACAACTGGCTGCTTGTCGGCGCAGTCACCACCACCTTCACCGGAAAGCGCAGCAGCAAGTACCAAATCATCGCCCAAGCTGATGCCGTACTCTTTCCCACACCGTGACCGCTTCGCACCGATATGCGTCTGTTGCCGGACGCGATGTGATTCAAGAATTCCACCTGCCATGGGTCAGGCTCAGTATTCAGCACCTCTCTGACAAACAGCACCGGATTATTCTTGTATAGCTTGACGAATTCGACAAAAGGGTTATTCGTCAGCAAATCATCAGAATTTTTTTTCGGGACGCTCTTCTTTGCGGCAGTGGGGGTAGGGGGTAGGGTCATGTGGTTATGGGATTCGGTAGGTGTTCGGTTGCATCATCAGTCGCCCCCGCCGCAAAGCGCAAGGGGGGGGCATCGCGCCGCGCCCCCAGCCAGCGGACGGTCGGCAGCGCCAGTTGACAGCGGAAAAGTTATCCACACCCCACTATTCATGCAAGTCCTTGATTTATATACATACTTACAGAACGCTGACAATATCCATTTGACACGATGTCCATTATGTTAAGTCAATTGTGGATAACTGGCCTGTTTCTGCTTGTTTTGCAGGCACTTCGCAGTTATGCACAGGCCAATGTGATCAATCATT